CCAAGTAATGAACTTCTCTACACGCACAGCAAATTTGTTTTCTTGCCATAAATGATGAGTAGTTCCACCATCAACCAATGTCGCTTGATCACTGTAAGAAACGTCCACACCACCATCTTGTGCAAGTAAGATCTCACTTGTTTTCACAAGGATGATTTTGTTACCAAGGGCTTGTGAAGTAATGACTGGGATACCAAGTAAGGTACGTGAACCACGTAGTGCCATGCCGTTGAAGTAAGAATTACCCAAGGCATCACGCAACAATGCGATTTGAGCAGCGCGAGTTTCTGACATTAAGAAGTAAGCACCATCAAGGCTTAAGTTGTTAGTCACAAAAGTATTGATTAATGCTAACAAGTCTTTTTCATATGCCGCAGCGGTTTCACCAGTATTTGGTGTCATGGTTACGCCATTTAAAACACCTGCTGGACGTGTTGAAGAAGCGGCTACAGCATCAAGGAATGTGTTATCAACCAGTGCAGCACTTGCAGCAATCAAGTCATCACGAACCAATACGCTTACAGACGGATCTGAACGACGCATTAACTCTTGAGTGTAGACAGTAATAGCGGCAAGTTTATGTTCGCCAATTTCAACTTCACTGAATGTTGGGTTTGTTAATGGCTTAGCTGCACCTTCACCAACCCAAGAAGCGGTACCACCTGTAACCTGTGAAGGAATTTTTGAGCGGAAAGGAACCGCACGAAAGCCCTGTAATTTGTCGAATACAGTTGCTTGACGCAGCAATTCAACAAATTCGCCTACCAGATGGTTTTCATGCACCAATGTTGCTGCAAACCCTGCATTTGTAGTGGTTCCGAGTGTCGCTTTAGTGATGAGGTCTTGAACTTCTTCACCGAATCCCATTTGTTTTGCAACTTCTAAAGGCGATTCAAATCGGCCTTCTTTGGCATTTAACTGAGAAACAAGCTTTGCTTGAGCATATTGCGCGAAACCAACACCCTTAGGTAAGTTGGATTTCACAATAATCTTTGGATCACCCTTAGGATCAGGGTCACCTTTCGCTGATTTCTTAGCCTCTTCAGGATTATCACCTGCTACTGGCGTTACAGTTTTTGCGGCCTTTTCCGATGCTTCAATTAACTTTTCTAAGCGTTTTTGCTCTGTTTCAAGTTTTTCTACATCCTTTTCCAATGCTGCATATTGTGTATTTTGCTCATCACTCAGCGTTAAGCCTTTCTCATGAGCTGCTTTCATTAGTGCTTCCATTGCCTTTTGTTTTTCAGCGATGGTAGCTTTCACTTTATCTAACTGTGCTTTTAACATAGTTGAATACTTCCTTCATTTGGATTAATTAATTTGATTGGTTGGTTTTCTGCCACATCGCTGACAGGTTTTTCTTCTTTTGGTTTATTTGATTCAGGATCACCAAGCGCGGCTTTGCCCTTATCATCAAAAGATTTAGAAATTGATTTAATTTGTGTGATGGATGCTTCTGCATTGGCTGGAACAGTTACAGCTGATAGCTCAAACCATTCCCATTCCTTAAAGTTAAGCCCCCAATTGGAATCTTTAATGTGCTCAACTTTGATGCCGCGAAATCCAATTGAAAGACCTTTGACTAATCCTGATTTAATGGACTGCCAAGCTTCTTCGATTCGGTCTTTTAGTCTTCCTTCTTCACCGATTTCAGCAATCTTTACTTCTACTTCGATGCCTTTATCTGAAACGATTGCAGAAACAACTTCACCAATAGGCTGTGAATGGTCATGCTGCCAGAGGAATGGCATAGGTAGGGCAAATTTAACCCCTTCCATGCTCATCACATCTTCCATGCGGTCGGCGCTTGGAGTTGATGCAATCCCTTTTAATATTCGCTGCTCAGCATCAAATGATTTGACTTGAAGCAAGCTGTAAGCCTTTTTCATGTTGGCTTCTCCTGAAAAAGAAAAAGCCCGCATAAAGCGAGCTTCGAGTTAAAAATTATTTAAACGAAAAAGACGTTGTATTCTTTTGTTGATGGCTCTGGATTCATTGACATGAGAGCCACCGCGTTAAACGTGGCAATCAATGGATCAATCTTCCCTATTCCAGATTCTTGCTTGGTTATTCGCATACCATTACCGACCATGATCACTCGCGCATTACCTGCTGCCCACGTCATCATCTGTTGACCAGCATGGTAAAGGTTGCCTTCTGCCAATTTGCGCTCTGTTGTAAGGATATAGCCCATTAACTTGTAACCCTGCGGTACTGCAAACATGGATTCTTCCGGAATACCAACTTCAAGCAGTCCATCTAAAAGACCACCTAAGCCCAAAGGGTCTAGGCCGATCTTATTAAGCTTGCCACTGTCATAAACTTTCTTGGCAATGGCTGCCAATTGATCAATGTCATCACCAACCCGGTCAACTACGGTTAGCGATTGTTCCTTTTCAAAGTCTTGGTATTTAGGAATGTTCTCTTTGCGACGCTCCAAGGCAATCTTATTAGCCCATGCATGATTCCAAAGCCACCAAATGCGCGGGTCCTCTTTTAATCGTCCCAGTGCAGCGAACCCGAGCAAATCATCCAATCCACCGCCATCGATCCCGAGAGTAATGACGTCAGATAGCTCGATGAGTCGATCAAGTTGAATATCTTTAGATTGAGTATTCCAGTATTCAGCACCTGCCCACCGGTTGGCACGAAGGTTCATACCGATTTCGATGTTTAAGTGTTTGGCTAAGAAGTCTCGAAGCGATTCCTCACCTGCATCTTTGACCTTTTTGAACTCTGAAATCAGGTATTCAAGGTCAACTGAAGCACCTAAATTTGGGTTAGTGATGTAGAAGTTTTCAGGCTTTAAGTGTTCACCTGCTTCAACTAGATACTTTGGGAACTCATAGATAAGAGGTAAAAAACCTTTATCCTCTTTAATCCCATCACGCACATCACGGGCATAGTCTAAAAGCTGCTTAAATACACCGCATGGCACTTCATCAGACATTGTAGACAGATAGATTACGCAACCTTCTGGACGAGAAGCTAAACCACCTTTTGCTTCACGAAACATTGACTCAGCATTAGCACGTTTACCAAATAGCCAGACCTCATCAATAAGAATGATTGAAGCTTTTTTACCTGCTGCTGCATTAGATTCCGCTGCGATAACCTTAAGTGTTGCACCAGTTCCTAAATGAGTAACTGTCTTTGTGTGCTCGGACACATTGATCATCGCACTTAGTTCTTCATCAGCGCGGATAAAGTCACGGATAGGGTTAAAGCTATTATCCGCGACCTCCTTAGTTGGCGCCAAGATAATCAACTCGGCTGAAAGCCGGTCATTCAGAAGCAAAGCAACTAGCATCACACCCGCGGCAATCGTGGACTTTGTATTCTTTTTGGAAATCAGAAGAAAGAATTCACGAATTAATCTACGTTTAGTGTTTGGATCGTATGCGCCAAAAATAGCCCTGACAAACTCTATCACCCAGTCCAATGTGACATCACCCATCTTCGGGCTGCCCATCACATCAACAAGAATCAGTTCTTTAAATATGCGCTCTGCAACATCAGCTACTTGTGGAAATAATGGCTCACAAGGCATGAGCGACTGTTTAGCAACAATACGCTCCTCCCAGTCTGGGCAAGCGGTTGTCCAGACTATGGGTGTATTCATATTTAACTCGGTAATTGGTTATTTAAAGTGCCGAACTTTCCTGACTTTGTAGCAGCCTTGGCAGCATCTTCTTTGGTTTCTTTCTTACCCTTCTCGGCTACTTTACCGTGCTTATAAGGTAAAGCTGCTTTGGCTGCATGCAGACGCAAACCCATTTCATTCTCTTTGTCGTTCATAACGTCAATCAGAAATTGAAGTGGGTCATCTTGAGCATAATTGTCTTCAAATGGATTATCGTCTTCGCCACTTGATTCAGGTTTAACCTGTGTTTTGCTTGGAGTTAAAGAGCGACCTTCTTTTTCTGCTTTTAACTTTTCGATGTAGACAATAATTTCAGAATCATTTTTGAGTTTTGACCCCTGCTGAGAGGCTGTCTTTTCTGCGTAACCTGCTGAAATAGCAGCTTCTTTGTTTGTTGCACCATCAACAATGGCGCGAGCAAACTTTTTCATTTTCTCGGTTAATGCCATTGGTTCACCTTTAACTTTTTGCTTTAACTTTTCGTGAAATGGGAAATTTTTTTATAAATGAGTTGGTAGGCGGTCTAGAAAAATAAAACATTTTTAAGAAACACCTTCCCCCCACCTTTTCTCAGATTAATTGGTAAATTTGATCACTTTTTTCTGCGTTGCATTTTCTGCAAGCACATCTCAAGTTCGATTCAACATGCAAGCCACCCTTACTTAATGGAATTACATGATCAAGTTCAGGTGCATTATCCAGATAAGTACCTCTTAGTTCCTTTGGTGTCTTAACGCCACACAGATAACACTTCCATTTGTCACGATCTAATATCAACAAAGGATTAATTGAATCTGCAACCGTTGCACCACGTTGAATAGCCTTGCGTTTAACTCTGTTAGCTTTCTTAGAATTCTTATATGCATCTGTGGTTTTGTACTCTGCCTTCTTCTCAGCACTGTAAGCAGATACGCATCTAGGGTGAATCCTCATGTACTTTTCAAATATCTGTTGATGGCAACCGATGCACAATCTAATTGATTTATTCTTTGCTTTGATTCGCTTGAGTGCATTCAATTCTTTAATTACTTTGACAGGTATTAACTCTTTCTTTGTACGTAGTCCAATAGCTCTTAATCTACTTATCTCTGAGCTAATGTGTGCTTGCCACTCAAAGCCACACTTACGCGAGCAGCAAAGCTTCGCATGGTTTCCACCCTTAACTTCTATACCTTTTATCTCTTTACAGTTTATGCATCTAATGTACTGGAGCTTATAAGTTCTATTGCGCTTTGCTCTAGGTTTCTTATTGTGACAGGCTCTTGAACAATAAACTGAATTCTTCTGTCTTGGTATAAATGCAATAAGGCAAATAGGACAATTAATCATTGGTTTACTAAAACTAGAAAAACATGCAGAATTATCTACAGTCATTTCAATCTCCTTTCAGATTGATTGATTAGAAAGCTCTATCGATGCCAGTCTTTAGAGCTTTTGTTTTGTCTAATTATTATACCAAAAATTACTTAATTAATTGATTTTCTTCTTTTTGTTTAACGGATGAGTGGCATGATGAACATAATGCCTGCCATTGGCTTTCATCCCAGAATATCTCCTGATCACCTCGGTGTGGAATGATATGGTCAACCACCGTGGCGACTTCAACCCAACCTTTTGCCTTACAGTAAACACATAATGGATTTGATCTTAGAAAGCGTTCTCTTGCCTTCTGCCATCTGTACCCATAACCACGTTCAGTTGATGACTTATTAGAACGCCATGAGCTATCAATCTTTTGTGTCGTTCTCTGTGCCTGTAGTCTCGGCTTGAGCGTTTGTAGTTTCATTTGGATTCTCAAAGTCTGGCGTTAATCGAATAAGTACCTCTGCTGCCTGATCCACACCTACTGTAGTTTCAACAAAACTTACACCATATAAGTAACTACCATCACTAAGCTTTACCTTTGTGCCTTTCCCTGTACGACCACCTGAATACTCAATGTTTCTCACGGTTAAATACTTATCCATCATTCACCTCACTCAATCCAACGTTCTCGACCTTGGTCTTTCCTCTTCCTGCTCGCTTAGTTGCAACAGCAGTTCGTTGTTCTGCTCCAGTGTTGCTAGGATTATCTGATCCTTGTGCGCTATCTGCTGAATCAGTGTTGTGTTCTGTTCCACTATCTTTGTCAGCAATTCCTCTAATGCGGTTGATTGCTTTGGCTGTTCTTTCTTTTGCACGCTCATATTGAACTCTCATCCATTCACGACGTTCTTCACATGATTTACAGACCATCTCGATAACACCACTCTAAGTCATAAGGGATTAATAGCTTGGCACCATGCATTAAACAGAAAGCTTCAATCTGGTTGAGATACTCATTCATTTGTTTAACTGATGCTTTACTTGTACTTGTAAGCTTGATCACATGGTCTGCAATCGCTTTGTATTCTTCACACTCATTCTTCTTCAATGCAGCAATAGCGGTACACATCTCTGCATACTCAGCATCATCACGATTGAAGATAGAAATAAGGAACTTGCGTTTAAAGAAAGTGTGCTGCTCTTCTTTGGTTGATCCAACATGATCAGCGAATTGTGTGAGCCATTTCCAATAGAGGCGGTTCTGCGCTGAGGACCTATCGATTTGTTTGGTGGAGATGGTAACGATTAAAGGCTTACCCTCTACCGCTGCCTTAGCATGGTTCAGATTAAGGTAGTTCGTAACCTTTGCTATCTGTGCGTGGTTAGGTATTGGAAACACTGCTTGATTCATACCCACCTCAATAAAAAAGCCTGTCAGAAATGACAGGCTCTGCATTTCAGGACTTAAGACTTATCTATCCATAATTAAAGGTAGATGTCTTTCACGTTAGTCTCGAGATGTGGTGTTTAACCACGATAATCATCATTGCCATAGTTTTCAAGTTTAATTAAATCTTCATGTGTATCTGAAAGTAAAAGCTTAAATGATTTGGCTAATTCAACCAGATCAGCAGCACGCGCACTGACTTCTGGAATATTAGTATGATTAATAATGCACTGGTTTTCAGAAATAACCTTTTGTGCGAACTCGTATGCTCGTTCAATCATTTTAGCTTTTGAAGCTTTAGTTCCCATTAGAACTCCTCAATAAAAAACCACCCGAGGGTGGCTTGTTTTAAAACTTTAAGTCTTTATTAGCTAAATGCTGTTTATAGGCATCTATAGCTTGATATGGCACCCAAATATGAATTAAGGATCTATCAGGTGCAATTCTTCTCGCATTAGGGCTGGCAGCTTCTTTCCTGTCTGTTGTGCACCATTTAGTAATTGCAACATCATGTCGAGATGAGCCTTGTTGAAGATTTATTGCCTTTCCTAAATCTTCATGTGAAAAGAATAAAAATTCACTGTGCATTGTATTGGCTGGAATTAATTCTGCACCAGCAATTACATCAGGCACACCTAAAACTGATTGAGGCGCTTTTAAAAGCTCTTCATAAGTTTGCAGATTAACAAACAGTAATTCAGGTTGGTTATCAAACTTCTTCTCATAATCTATTCTTGCTTCATAAATTTTGTTTGTAATTGTCATTAATAATGCCTCTTGAATTTATAACCTATAATATCAAAAAACATCACCCTGATCTTTAATATTCAACATCCGCTCAGTCTTTTCCAGCATCTTTTCGAACCATTCTTTTGATTCTTCTCTACCCATCGTTTTGTATTGATCAAAATCACAATGGCAAGAATGGCACAACGGAATTGTGTATTTATCATCAGCTTTGATTCCCTTGCCTTTGCCATGTACGCCGAAGTTTGAATGAGCCGCCTGACTTGGCCCACCACCACACTTAATGCATGGCAGCTTTCTGATTTCGTTTAGCCTCTTTTGCGAACGCATCTTCAATCACCTTGATTCGGTCTTTTAATTGTCGTTCTTCACGTTCACAGTCAGCCCTGAATGAGTAACTACTAAACAAATGGTTATAACTTTGCAGCTTGCTTAAATTGCTCTTGTAGATTTCTAGATTCTTCTTCGCTTCGATTGTGTCCATATACAATCCTGTTTTTAACTTAGATGAAGTGAACAGGGTGTGCTCATCCCATACTGCGCGCGTCACTGTATCAGTTATTCACTTCTCTAAATTAAAATGCCCCACCGAAGCAGGGCATAAAAGAAAACCTCCCGAAGGAGGTTTGTTAAAAAGGTTAAAAATTAAAAACACTTACCATATTCTTCAGAGGCAGCTTCTA